CTCCAACTTACTTATTACGTTTGCTATAGCCCGTGCTGCGTACTCTTGTATTTGCGGCTCAGTCTCTTTGTACGTCTTCTCAATAAACGGCTGCGGCTGCGTACCCTTACGAGCAATCGAGCGGGCGACAACGAAGGGCGACACATTACCAAGCTTAGCGCGCACCCACCGCTGAAAGTCTTCATTCTTCCACGGTGGTATACGGCTACCTGGCTTGCGGCCCTTTTCGATCACTGGTGCGTACTTACTTAATGGTGTAATCTTTGCCTCACCGTTACCAACCGTACGCTGGATATTGCCCGCCAGACGCTGTGTAACACCCACAGGGGCGTTTTTACGCATGGATCGCTGCACTATTACCGAACCATTAGCTAAGATGCGCTGGACAGCCCCAGAGGCTTCTCCGCGCCATCTACGGCCTAGGTGCGGTACGTTACCAGTATCAACCTTGATGTAGGTAGACATTACGCGGCAAGCTCCAGCACATAATGTGAGTGAGTCACATTGTCAAAGTTTTCATACGGGTTTAGCGCTTTGACGGCGTAGTTGCGCCCAGACTGATCAGTCACAGTGTCGTTTACTTTGATCTGGTCAGTGTTGGCGTACATATCAAATGCTTTGTAGGCACTGATATTATACGCCACGCTGTTCTCACGGCTCATAGGCAGGATAGTGCACGGCACACCGCTCATAACGGCCTGCGTCTTCTGTACCATCCCCTGCGTCTTCACAAGGCGCTTGACGGTCACGGTATGACGTAGCATGTTGGCGCTAATCATACGAGCATCCTCACAAACGGCGCTAATAGCGTCTGCTCTTTCTTTGATACGCTGTAGGTCTTCTGGTAGTTGCCCACGCGCTCAGATGTGACTGTAGTACCGCCGCTGCTAATCTCCTGCATCATGCCACGCACCATAAGGATAGCGGCCATCTTCACGGCTGCTGGCACGTCTACGAGGCCATACGTGTAAGTAATATGGAGTTGGTCGTAGTCTGTGCGCTCGTATTGGTCTTTGTAGCCCGTTGTAGACAGTGTGACGCGGCCGGTCTTGCTGTCTATGCTGTAGCCGTGCACGTCAGTTAAATCAGCGTCTGTGGTCTCGTCAGTGATCCTACCTTGCTTTATCTTTGACACCTCTTTGATGTACACATTGTCCAGGAATACCACGGGCCTATAATCCTGTATCTCTGTTTCTGTTTTCAATGAGCCGAACCACACACCTGTAATGTCATACAGCCACTGCGGCAGCATGTCGATGTACAGCTGTAGCTCAGCATCTTTGTCGTTGCCGGTGATACCCAGCTGTTTCTTTATTTCGTCTAATGTAACTATTGCCATAGCTTTATTATCTCCTATAAACAGAAAAGGGGACAGCCTCCAGGCCATCCCCTTCGCAAGTCACAGCCTGTTGGCTATTTCTTGTCCTTGCCAGCACCCTCAGCAGGTGGCTGCTCGTCTTTACCAGCGGCTTCAGCTTCAGCCTTTGCCTTCTCCTCTGCTTCCATCTCGGTGAGTACCTTCTCGTATGGAAACTCTGGCTCATCCTCGAACACGGACAGTTCCCACTCACGAGCGGCGTACTGGTCGCCAGCCTTGTAGCGGGCAATCAGCGCGTCCTTTTCAACTTGCCACTCGGCTTTGTGCTCAGCAATGCGAGCAGCCTGCTCTCTGGCTTCCTCTTGCTCGTGAGTCTCAACGATCTTGTACCGTGGCTCGCCGTCAAAGTAAACCTTTGTCAGCATGTCCAGGTAGTCGAGCTTTTTTTGGGTTACGTGGTACAGGTGGTCACCTGGTACGTAAACGTCCAAACATTCAGTGAATAAGATGTGTGCCATTTAGTATGTCCTTTCTTTTAATTAAGCACCATTCACGCTAGCTATGACGAACCCGTCAGTGATCAGCGGGCTTGCGCCTGTTCGCTTCATCACGCGGAGGCTGTTGCGGCCGCTTTCAAAGTCGCCGTTAGCATAACCAAAGTCAATGCGCACACCGGCAACGTCAGTGATCCAGAAACAGTTCTTATTCACAAGCCACAGCTCGTCGAAGTTCATAGCAGTGCTATCAACCTCTACGAACGGAAGGCCAAGCAGCTTGTCGTATGGCAAGCCGTCGCGAACGTCTTGGGTGTAGATGTAGCGGCCCGTTGTGTCCTTGACAGTGTCAAGCTGCGTAACCAAGTTAGTGTTACCAACCCAGAAAGCGTTGCGGCGGTAGCTGATAGGCATAGCGCGGTAAGCTTTCTTCACAGCGTCGTAGTTAAGCGCTGCAACGTTAGCACCAAAGTTGATCTTTTGGCCTGCTGGCAAAGCACTCTTGCGGGTACGGATACCACGTGGCTTGCTCGTGCCGTCACCAGCCAAGAACGCAATGTTCTCCTGGTAGGCAATCTCTTCAGCAAGTTGCTTGGTCAAAAGCTGCTCAACAACGCTAAACGCGGCTGCGTCCTGCTGAAACTCTTCAGTAAGAGGCACAATACCGGTAAGCTTTTTAGCGACAATGTCGAACCCAGAGAAGGTTGCTTTTGTCTTATTGTAGTTAGCCTCTTCAGCTGTCCAAGCTACTTGTGGCCGGCTAACTTGGCCAGGCACGCGGAGGTTGGCAGGTGCGTTGCTAATAACGGTAGCAAACTGCCGAATAGGCGCAACCTCCACCATCTTCTCGACGATAGCTTTCTCAATGACAGTAGGTACGAGGTAACCACCGTCAGCCTGTGTGGTGACGTTCTGGCTGTCTGCACGGTAACCCATGCGGCGTACCTCTACGTCAATGTCGGCGTACTCGCGAGCAACTTCGCTGTCGATGCGGCGTAGTTCCTGCGTGTTACCAGTACGAACAGCGTTAAACCATGCACGGGTCTGTGCGCGGCCTCGGTCGCTCTCGCTCATTTCTTTGTTGTGCTCGGTCATCTTGGCGTGTCGGGCAGCACGTGCCTCAGCCTGCTTGCGAGCCTCTGCTTGGCGCTTTTCAATCTCTTCCGCCAATTGTTCCTTTGTGTAAGGCATATTTACTTTTATTCCTTTGTTATCGTTACTTTAATAACCTAATGACTCATCACCATCACTCTCGGCCAATTCCTTTTCAAACTCTGCAATGATACGCTCGGCCTCTTCATCGCTGATCGTCTCGGTTTCGTCTACCTGTGTGCTGGCGTCCTCAGTGGCCGCTTTATCTTCGGTAGCTTCTGCCTCGGCTTTCGGCTCAGCTTCAGCTGGCGTATCCTCTTCAGTCTTGGCTTCTGCTTTTGGTGCAACTTCGGTGGCTAGCTTTTCTTGGAGAGCTGCTAGCTGCTCTTGTAATGGTTTCATAGCTTCTGCTATTACCGCTTGTAGTTCCTCTTTGTTCATACGTGCCCCTTTTGGTTTAGCTGTTGTATTGTCGAGGGCTGCCTCAAGCTTGCGTGCTTCGCTAAAGTAGCGTTTCATCAAGCCCCTTGCCTCCTCTTCAGATATACTACCATCATTAAGCGCACGAGTGGTAGCCCCTGTGTTAGAGGGAATACCCACCAAGCTAATCTCAAAGAGTTGGTTTTGGAGATACTCCAGCCCTTCGTTCACCAGGTTTTCAAACCCGACACTCCAGGTGCGTAGGAATCCACGCGACACTTTACCCCACGCCCAGTTACCGCCATACTCGCTCATGTCGTCTACGTCGAACTGCACAATAGCATCGTGTGCCCGCTCGTCAGGCACTGGAATAATCTCCAAGACACGGCCGATATTGCTTGCTGCGTCGCTGTAGTGATCAAGCTGCACGGTTGGGTTGTCCATGTAGCGCTTAAAGTCCCAGCCGTCAAACTTCAGGCTAGTACCATAGCTGTCTACAGACTCATCAGTAAACCGGATACGCACGGTGTGGTTATCTTCATCTACTGATTGCGGTACGCTGTTACGTAAAATAATGTTCATGGTTTATCTCCTATACATATTCTAATTCTGATCCACTATTACTGGCAAGAGTACACAGCGGCAGTTAGGGTGGCTTGGTGGGCCTACCATAGGCTCGTAGTCCACCTTAAGCGTATGTGTTACCGGATTCCCTGCTTTGCTGGTTGTCGTCACCTCTAACCTGTCGCCTAGTTCCACAAATGGTTTATTCAGCTCCACAATCTTGCCGTTAAGGCTCTGGCAGAAGGGGCAGGCGTCACCTAGCTTGGTGTGCCACTCTTTGCTGGTCACAATGTCTGAATCATCCCAGCCGTAAATGTCTGCTTGGCTGGCTGCTCGTACACTCTCTGTGCGTGCAATGCGGTCTGCTCGCTTGCTGCTCATGTCGCCAAAGATATTCTCAACACGGGCACGTAGTTCGTTGCGACTCTCCCCTTTGTCGATCCCCTCGGCTAGCGTCAATAGTATCTGCTTCTGGCTCTCGTCGTTAATGTCTACAGCGATCTTGCGTGCGCGCTGCTTCACAAACTCAGAGACGGCTGGCACGTCTTTAGGCGGCTTAAAGTTAGGTAGTTGCGCCCAGGCGTCCTTTATCTGCTCTTTCATCAGCTTGGTGTATAGCGGCATAAGCGCATCTTGTAGGTTAATATCCCACTGATCGTCACTCATAATGAGCGCTAGCTGCTTATAGATAGGGTCAATGTCACGCTTTGCTAAGCTGCGGTTGCCATCCTCTACTTCGTTTAGCTCGTCAATGACAGCCTTGCGCTGCGCCTCAAAGTGCTTGCGGGCGGCCTTCCTAAAACTAGCCTCGTACTTATCAAGCCGTGGCTGCATGTCTGCCACCCGCTTTTCGGAGGCGTCCACCGCGAGGGCCTGGATCCTCAGATGCCTGTAGGCCGTCATGTTCGGGTGCAGGCCGACGGATTCGAACAGGGTCCCGACCGTGTGCCCCGGGCGGTCGAGCGCCGTGTACGGCAGGCCGTCGATGCGGACCGAGCCGGAATCGGCTGCGGCCAGGCCGAGGAGGATGCGGGCAAGAGTCGTCTTCCCCGACCCGTTCGGCCCCACGAGGCCGGTCACCCAGCCCGCTTTGACGTCGAAGGTCACGTCGTCGAGCACCGTGCGGCTATCGTAGTGTTTCGTAACGTGTGAGAACTCCAGCACGATGATCCCTTTCTTCCAAGTCTTTCTCTCAGGCTATTTCGAGGCTGATGGGGCTTTCCTCGCTACGGCGGGGTTCGGCCCGCCGGTGAATCCGGCCACGACGTACTGAACGCCGAGGATGACGA